CATATTACAGAAAAATGGTTTGCTATAGATAATAACTTTAGAAAAAGAGTTCTTACTAAATTCTTAGAGTGCTGTAAGTTTGCTTATAAAACTAATCCTAAAAAGGGCCAGTATTTACTAGACGATTTAGGGCAGCAATTAATTACACACTTTGATGAGTTTTGCTCTACAGAATATGACTTACATCTTTCTAACTCTTCTGCTGACCAACAATTGTTTAACGACTTGCGTTCTCTTTCACAAGCAGCTATTCAAAATGGTCAAGCAACTATTGCAGATTTAATTACTATTTCTCAATCAGAATCTGTACAAGAAATTGCTAGAAAACTAGAAGACTCTGCTAGAAAAATTAGAGAAGAGAATCAGCAAATGCAACAACAACAATTACAGCAACAACAACAAGTTGCACAACTTGCTGATCAACAAGCTAAGATGAAGCAAGAGTTTGAAATGAAAAAACATGATGATGAAATAGCAGTTAAACGTGAGCAGATACAAGCAAACATTGCTATAGCAGCTTTAAGAGAAGAAGGAAATAACTATCGTACAGAATCTGGCTTATTAGATTCAGATAGTAACGGCATTGCAGATGAGTTAGATTTGCGACGCACTGAAGTAGAAGAAAATTACAAAAACGAAAATATTTCTTTACAAAGAGATAAACTGGCAGAGACAGAACGTTCTAATAAAGCTAACGAAGAATTAAAAGCTAAAGCATTAGAAATTCAAAAAAATAGACCTGTAGCTAAAAGATAAAGCTATAGGATTATAGAGAATTTATAAAAATTAATAATTTAATTTATTAAAAAAATTTTAATATTGTAACTTAATAACGACAGCAAAATGAATACAGAGAATGAAAACTTATTTGAGGGTTTAGAAATCATGTCTCCTGAAGAATTAAATTCTGCAGTAGGCAACAATGAAGAACCTGAAGATAAAGCACCAAGTCAAGGAGAAGATGAAGGTGAAATATTTAAACCTGTCTCAGCGGAAACAGGTGAAGGGGTTAACCAAGACCCTAGTAAGGAACCTACAAAACCAAATGTAGATCTTACAAAAAACGAAGCTATTTATAAAGGATTGATGAAAGAACTTCTAGATGCAGGAATTTTAACTGCAGCGCAAGTAGAAGAACTTGATAAACTACCTGGAAATTTAGATACTATAAAAGATTTAGTAGATAAAACAGTTAGACATAAATTTCAATCTGCAGAAAAAGCTTGGAAAGCTAACATGCCAGCTGCAAAGAAAAGATTCTTAGAAATCGAAGATGCATTTGACGAAACTGACCAAGCTATTATGATGGCTCAACGATTAGAGTTCTTTGATAGTATAGATGAACAAACCTTATCAGAAGATGAAAATCTTCAAAAACAAGTTTACTTTGATTTATTAAAATCTAAAAACTTTTCTGATCAAGATGCTATAGATGCTATAGAAGATGCTGTATCAGTAGGAAAGTTAAAAGATAAAGCTTTAAAAGCAATTCCTGAATTACGCGCAGAGGCTAATAGTTATGTCGAGCAAGCTAAAACTGCAAAACAAGAAAAGACGCAAGCACAAGTAAAAGCTCAGGAAAAAGCATTTGAAAATTTAATAAATCATATAGACAGTAGAGAAAGTTTCATAGATGGATTAAATCTTAATAAACCGACAAGAGATAAATTAAAAAGCAATATCTTAAACCCAGTTTATAAAGATCCACAAACAGGAAGAGAATTTAATTCTTTAATGTATAAGCAACAAAGAAATCCTGTAGAGTTTGAAATGTTGATTAACTACTATGATACTTTAGGTTTATTTAATCTAGATAAAGACGGCAAGTTTAAGCCAGATATTAGCAAGCTTAAAACTGTCGCAAAAACTGCAGCTATTAATGATTTAGATAAAATCATTGCAGCTGAAGAACAAAGAGGCGTAGGACGAAATACTTCTGTAGAGACTTCTCAAAAAACAGATAGTATTTTAAATATGCTAGAAAATGCATTTAAAAAATAATTAATTTATACCGTTTAACAATTTAAAAATTAAAAAACAATGGCTCAATTACTTCCATTACAAAAGTACGAAGCTAAAGATTACAACGGGTTAGTGACTGATAATCACTTTTACTCATTGTATCAACAAAAACCGCAATTGATTAGCAATGTAATTAAACAAATTTACAAGACTAATCTTCAAGGTAAACTTCGTGAATTCGTAGATCGTTTTCCTGTTAAAGAAGTAGAACAAGAAAATGGATTCTACAACTGGATGTTGCAAGGACAACATGACAAAAACTTACCATTAGTTGATGCTGAAACAATCAACGGCCTTACTATTTCTGCAGGTACTTTTCCTGCTAATGTAGGTGCTAACGGTGAGCGTTTTTACTTAATCTTTGACGAACCTCTATTTGAAGAAACTAACGTTCTTCGTGGAGAAGTTGATGATTATCATCTATTAGTTAAAAAAGCTATGGATGCTGGTTCTCGTTATAAATACGAAGTAGAATTAGTAACAGACAATGCTACTAAATCTGTACCATCTGAAGAGCTTGCTATCGGTACTCGTTGGTCTAAGTATTATTCACTTTCTCCTTCAACTCTTTCTTACCAAGGTTCTAAGCCGTATTTCACTTCTCCTTGGAGAATGGAAAACCGTCCTGCAACTATGAGAATGGAGTATGAAGTAGCAGGTAATACTATTAACAAAGGTAAAAACGAACCATTAGAGTTTGGATTTAACTATAAAGGACAAACTGAGTCTATTTGGATTAACTACCAAGATTTAGTTGCTCATCATCAGTGTGAAGAAATGTTTGCGAGAATGCTTGTATACGGTAAGAAAAACTGGACAGCTGATCACAAATATCTTAACAAAGATGATAAGACTAAATATGCTATCGAATCAGGTTCAGGTTTCTTTGAGCAAATCGCTCCTTCTAACGTTCACTACTATAATACTTATGACCTTGATTGGCATTTAGAATTATTGTTAGATATGGGTGTTGGTAAATTAGAGCGTGGAAAACGTACTATCCACTTGTTAACAGGTGAATTTGGTGCTATTGAAATCTCTAAGCAAATTAACGCTAAATCAGGTTCAGGTAAATTTACAGTTATCTCTGATAAATTCTTGACTTCTAATACTAACCCAGGAAACTTAGGTGGTAAAAACACTAAAGGTTTAATGGAGCCACAATGGAATGTTTATGAGTGGTATAACGGAGTAACTATCATGGTAGAAATCCTAGATTTCTTTGATGATGATGTTTACTTCCCACAAAGACATCCAGATGGAAAAGGTATTGTAGAATCTCACAGAATCCTTGCTCTTGACTACGGAGACAACGCAGGTATTTACCGAGTTAAACCAAAAGGAGTTCCTGAATACAATTGGGCTTATATCCCTGGTATGAGAGATCCTTTCTCTCCTGCAGGAAAAGGTTCACCTAAAATGGTAGCTTCTCGTGTAGACGGATACGAAGTACATTTCCAGAAATGGGGTGGTATGATGATCGAAGACCCAACTAAAGTTGTTGATTTAAGACTTTTAGTTGAAAGATGATAAACTAAACTAGAATCGCTCTTCCCCAGAGGTGAAAGCCTGGGGAGAGCGTTTTAGTAAAACGGAGAAATTTAAATTTAAAGACAGCAAAAAATGGAAACAAAAGAAAAAGTAATTTACGGAACATTTTTACAAGATAGAATAATCAGTATTAAAGCTGTAGAATCTTCTGGAAAATGGAGTACTTTATTAGTAGCAGGACAGGATAGAAAAAAAGATCCTTTCATGTACAACAAAACAAAACGTAGCTATCAAGTTCCACTTAATAGCGAAATTAAAGGAGGAGGAGTAAAAGTAATTTTGGATGACCAACGTAGAGTTAAAATTCAAAAATACATGGAGAGCTTCCCAAATGGGATGACACAAAAAGAGTTCTTTGAAAAAGAATTAGGAGTTGATTTAAATCCTACACTTCAAACAGAAAAAAATTTCTGGAGAAGTGATAGAAGAGGTAGAGTAATACTTACAAAAGAAGGAACTACTCTAAATTTAAATCATCCTTTAGATATGTTGAAATATTTGATATTAATGTCAAATAAACTTTTAATATGTCCATCATATGATGAACGTAATTTAAAAGCTACATATGAATTCATGATTGTAGATGAGTCTAAAGTTACTTCTCAAAAATTAGAAGAAGCAACTGTTAAAGCTCAAGCATTTGTTAAGTTTGCAGAAATTACAAACAGCAAAAAAGCAATCATTGGATTTATTAAATCTTTAGGTAGAACAATTCCTGCGTCAGCTACGGAAGATTGGCTAAAAGGAGAAGTACTTAATGTGGTAGATAATAACCCTAAGTATTTCTTAGAAATAGTTAATCATCCTCAGTACAATGATAGAATTTTTGTACAAGAAGCAATTGAAGCAGGAGCAATTATACGTAAAGGTGAAAAGCGATATGTATTAGATAACGGAGTGGAATTAGGTGATTTAACAGATACGATTAATTATCTTACTGATCCTGAAAACCAAGAAGTTAAATTAAGAATTAAAGCTAAAATTGAATTAACAAAACGAGGATAAAATGACTGCAAACCAAATGGCAGATTTGTTGGAAGAAAAGCTAGATAGAGTTTCTAGCTTTGGTTCCCCAGGATACGAAGATTTTGATTTATCTTCAGTATTAACAGAAGCTCAGCAGTTATATGTAAAAAAGTTTTTTGATGAAGTCAACAATAGAAAACAAAAAGGCTTCCAAGAAATTGAAATAAGAAACCAAGGATTAGCGGCATTAATTAAAAATGCCAATGCTCTAACAGTTTCAGCTTCACAAGCAGGCGTGATTGTGAATAATAATGTAGTAGGAAAGTTCTTTGATTTACCGTCTGACCATATGTATACTATATACGAAGAATGTGTAATAAATAAAAAAGAATGTGGTACAGATAGATTTATTGTAGGATACATAGTTCCTATTGCCCATAACGAAATGCAAAGGTTTAATTGGAGTAAATACAAAAGACCTTTTTATAAAGAAAATGGCGACTGTAGAGTATGGCGTTCTGAGTATGAAAGACTTGTTTCAGGAATTAATCCTGCAAGTCCAGCAACAGCAAAACGTCATGAGTTATTTACAGATGGAACTTTTAATATAACAAATTATTATATGCGTTATCTTAAAAATCCACAAGATATAGTAGTAGATAGAGATACTCCTACAAATCAGAGAAACTGTGAATTAGATACTTCAACTCATGTAGTAGTAGTAGATATAGCAACAGATTTAATGATGCAACGAACAAAAGATCAAAAAGTCCCTATTATAGAAGGCTTTAAAGACTTAGAATAAATTATTAAATATTAACTTTAAATTAAAATAAAATGTTACGTAAAGCAAACAATGTGTTTTCAGTAATCTTGAGTGATGTAAATCAAGCAACTACTGGATTGCCTGCTGTAGGTACAGTTGTTACTGATGCTAACCTAGCTATCGGTGCTGTAGTACTTACTGATGTAGGTTTAAGAAGAATTAACGCCCTTTCAGGTTTAGCTGATGGTGAGCAATTCTTTATTGTACAAGGTAAAGGTGTTGGAAATCCTTTAATGAAAACTCCTGTATTAACTAAAGGAAAAGTAAAAGTTTCTATCGCGAAATTCCGTCCTGCAGTACAACAAATTACTGTTATTGGTTACAACGGTACAACTGGAGCTCTTCCTGTAGCTAGTAATACAGATTTCTGGATTAAAGTGCGTAAAAGAGATAACGACGCAGCTAACCGTTCTCAACCTATGAGTTTGTTTGCTGGACCAGTTAGCACTGACGCTACTGGTACTCAAGAAGAATTAGCTTTGTTACTTGCTAAAAATGGTATTAAGAATTTTTCTCAAGAACCTGCAAATGGATACCTTAGATTTGAAAATATCACAAGTGCTACTGATGCTGCAATTACAGGAACTGTAGCTAACTTTGGTGTTACTTATAATTCTTATATTGTAACTTTAGATGGTACAGTAACTAACGTATCTGCTGGAGATTGGATTAAATTAGGTGGAACAACTACATCAACAGCTGTTTACAAAGTAGCTGCAGTTAATTCTCCTAACTCTATTACTCTTGAAACTTTGTATCAAGGTACTTCAGGTACTATTGCTGTAGCTAATGTTAGAAGAATTACAGCTGCTAACGCTGCTACTGCTAACTTTGGTGTAAGACTTACAGGTGCTCCTGCTCCATTTGATGTTAATGCATTCAGAGATTACTATGCTAACAGATTTACTGCTACTTTCTCCGATTCTACTACTCTTGTTACACATGTACAAGGTGCACGTAACGGTAACGGTATGTGGCAACAAGTTGCAATGGATGAGTATATGAGCTACGGTTATGAAGGACAAAACGATATGTTGGCTGTTCCTCCACGTTTCCGTGATCAAGAAGTTAAAATCCCTGGTGTAGG